CCGGGTAATTAAAGCAAACAACGATGTTGTTGACGGTATCCGGGAAACAGCCAAGGCTTTCAGCGGGGGGCAGCTCAAAGTAACACGCAACTGCTCCGGGGCGATCACGGAGTTTTCGGCCTACCGTTGGGACGAGAAAAAGCAGGAAGATAAGCCGATCAAAGAAAATGACCATGCCATGGATGAGATCAGATATTTTGTAAATACCGTGATGGTCAAACGCGGTGGCGTTAAAATAGGCGGGTGGTGATAATTTGCAGGATCTGAAAGCAATTAGAAAACTGATTGAGAATACCGAAAGCCAGTACAAAGCCTTTGCCGCCTCCGCACAGCAGGGCTTTGATTATTACGGCAACAAAGATAAAATCAAAGACACCGGCGCCGCCGCGATCGACGAAATCAACGGCTACCTGAAAAAGAAGGGCGCCAACCCGCTACGGTCTGCGGATAATCGGGTGAGCCTTAACCGGCACAAGATCGTTGTTGACCAAAAGACCGGTTATCTGTTTACTGTGCCGCCATCGTTTGATCTGCCGAGGAGTGACGATGCGGACAAAGTTGATCCGCTGCTACAACGGGTCAAAGATACCATCGGCACCCAGTGGCCCAAGGTGATCAAACAGCTTGGTATTGATGCTTCTAATACCGGCAAGGCTTGGCTCGCTTATTGGAAAGACGAGGATGGAAGGTTTGATTACTGGTATATAAACCCTCTAACCGTTCGGCCTATCTATGACCGCTCGACCGTCAAAAAGCAACTGAAATATCTGGTAAGGGTATACGATTACCTGACGGATACTGGCGATGCCGTGACGCGCTATGAGGTGTGGGACGATCAGGAGGTTGCTTATCTAATACGGCCTGCGGTAACCGCTCAGCGGCCCAATCCACAAATCGAGTTTGAAGCCTTGCCACAGGGCGGGTACAACATTCAGCCACATGGTTACGGCCGCATTCCCTTCATCGAGTTTCAGAACAATGCCCATGCCGTCGGCGACCTGCCAATGTACAAAGACATAATCGATGCGCTGGATAAACTGGTATCCGGCTTCTGCAATGACGTGGACGATCTGCAGGAAATTATTTGGGTCATTAAAAACTACGGCGGTGAACGATCTGAAACTGGCATTGACGCAGAGGGAAATGAGATCCAAAAGCCAGTTGACTTGCTCCAGCTGCTCAAGGCCCAGAAGTGGGTGTCTGTTGATGATAACGGCAAGCTTGAAACCGTCCGGGGCGATATTCCGTATGAAGCCCGATCCGCTCTGCGCGATATTCTCAATGAAGAGTTCTGGCCGGCGGCAATGGCGGTCAACCCCAACCCGGAAAAGGTCGGCAACCAGTCAGGCGAGTTTATGGAGCACCTGTTCAATCTGCTTGAACTGAAAGCTGGGCTGATGGAAACGGAATTCCGAGATTCCATTGATGAGTTTCTGCAAGCCGTGCTGCATTACCTTGGAATCGATGAATCCAAGCAGTTTACCCAGACCTGGAAGCGCACCAAGCCGCAGAACGCGGAATCTATCGCTGGGATCATT